TGTCAACGATCTTGCGGAACGGGCTGCAAGGATCATAGAAACCACGGCCAAAGCGGAAGCCTTTTTGCTCGGTGGTGTGATTGAGGGGCCATGCTTGCTCCTCGAAACGGGTGAAGTAGGTCGAGTTAGTGACGAGTTTCTTCACATAAAGGTCGTTGAAATATTCACGGCCTTCGCGGAAAAAGCTATCAATCTCGGCGCAACTATTGAAGTAGAGTTGTTCTGACATTTGATTTATTTGTTTAGGTTTAGTTTGGTTTTAGCATCCGTAAGAAACTCGAAAATTCCAAAGCGAATGCTTTTTGTTTTCGAGCCGGATTCAACCCTCGGTGTCTTTTTAAGACCAGTCCGGAATAGTTTTTGATTGGAGAACTAGAACTCCAAGGCCGGGTAAGCCCACTCACTAATTTTATCGGTAACGATAATTTCGTCTTTCCCGTTTCTGGGAAACTACAGAATCAAAATATAGTGTCAAATCTTTTTTTCATTTTTTTCTTACCACTTGAATATTTTATTTTGCCCTTTTAGTAGATTAAGCCTAGCTGGCATTACTTGAAGATTTGATGGTATATGCATTCCGCCTTTATTTAAAGGCACAATATGGTCTACATGAAATTTAATATTGAAAATCTGAGATAGTCTTTTTGATTGCGTGTAGAATACAGCAATTGTCTTTAATTGCTTTTCAGAAAGAAACGATTTTTCTCTTTGTCTCCTTCTTTCTTTGCTTGCCTTGATATTCGATTTATTTTCTATATGCCACTTTTTCTTTCTTTCTTTTATTTCTGATTTTTTTTCATCACTTAATCTATTGTATTTTTCTGTAGACCTCAGTCGTTCTTTTTCTATATTCTCTTGGTAATATTTTTTGTTTTTATATCTTTTTAATTTTCTGTAATTTGTGTTTGATTCAAATTTTAAAGCGTATTCTTTTTGTTTTTTCTTATATTGAGTAAATTTTTCTGGAGTAAGCCATCTGCTTCCCTTCCAGAATATCATTCCATCTTCTCTTGTATCTCCCATTTTTACTTTGCTGGATTCCATAAACAATCCATACATTCACACTTATTTAATTCAAATCTTTTTTTAAATAAAAATAAAAAGGGGAGAGTGCATCGATAACACTCCCCCCTTTCAGCTTTGTTGGATCAGGGCTACGCGCTCGCAAGATTACGGCCAGATGGCGAGAACCTCGCCAGCTTTGCCGCCAGTCCCTCAGTCACATTCATCCGCCGTTGCTGAGATTCTGAAACGCGAGGAGTCGAGTCTACACGCGAAGCTCCCTTGAGCTTTCCGATGTAGTCATCTTTCTCCTTCACCATTTCTTGAAGTGCTTTCACTTGGGCGTGAAGTTTCTTGTAGGCCCGACCTTGATTGATGAGTCGGTTCATTTCATCAACGGACGCTTCATCGCTCGATTGCTGGGTGGCAATGAGTGCAATTGCATCATCCTTCGATGTGTCGTATTTAATTCCCTTTTCTTTCATGTAAGCCGCGATGTCATCAGAGATGCTGGATTCTTGCTCCACTTCCTGCGCCTGCTGTTTGTAGCTATCGTGCCATGTATTGATGAATTTATTTCGGGCTTCGCTTTCCTTACGCTTTGCGGCGTTTTGGATTTCAGTCTTTGTCTGCTGGTAATTAATGAGCGCGTCAGCATGGCGTTCCGTAGCATCAAGGTAGTCTTTGATGTAATCGGCGAACCTTACTTGCTTGAAGGTTCCCAAACTATTCGTGATTTCCTCGAAAGCCTCGTCGCGCTCACGCAGGGAGGTTGCTCGGTCATCTTCGTTCGTATGGTGGTAGACTGCTGCATTTGCTGCAATCGCCCTTTGGAACAATGATTGGAGAGTGCTATCGCTTCCGACAATATCCCGCGCCGAGTTATAGCTTTGCTTGATAGGCTCAAAGTATTGCTTCTGGAAATCGGGATTGCTGGTCAGATCATGGAAGTCCAACTTGCCGCGAAGGTCTTGGATTTCCTTTGATAAGTTTGACTCCAATTCAGCTTTTTCCTCGTTCGCTTTATTAAGCTGGGCTTGGTAGTGGTTAGCTTCTGATGTGGTCGAGGAGTTCTGAACCAATGCTTCAAGCTCCGCAATTTTCTGAGTATACTTAGGAACCTCATCCTTCTTGAACTTCTCCAACTCTTCTTTGAGTCGGCGGTTCTCCTCGATCTGCTTTTGAACAAACCCAGTTTTCTTGATGTTCAAATCTTTCTTAGGCTCGTTATCGTTAACGATAACTTCAGATTCATCTTCCATTGGCTCTTCTTCAGATTGGCGCATACCAATCATTGGGTCGCCGACATTGGTTCCGCTTGGCTTGCCGTCATCGGCTTGCTGCTTGCTGAACTTGGCAAGGAAGTCCTTTGTGTTCCCTTTGATAGGAACCTCTGGCTTGCTTGTTAGGTCTTTGATGATTTCTGCTGTGGTTTGTTCGCTCATAGGTCTTGTAGATCAGGGTCTGATATTGCGTTTTCTTCAACATGGATGGTTGGTTTTTTGGTTTTCTTAAATTGGGTGGGTGTATCCTCTCCAATTGTATTTATCCTGTTGAAGATGTCCCTTGCCGTATCAATGCCGCACGATGGTTGCGCGGTCATTAGTAGGTAGGTTTGTAGAGCAGCCCAATCCTCATGGTTGGCTATGCTGGCACAGAGGCTTTTGATTTTATCGGTTTTCATTGTTTAGGTTGAGGTGGTGTCTGTGGTTTCTGTTCTTCAGTTTCCATTTCAGTTTCTTCCATCTCAACTTCTTCGCCGGGGGTTTCTACCTCCTCGACTTCTTCCTCTTCTTCCATCTCTGGAGCTTCGGGAGCCTCTTGCATAGGCTGGGCTTTGCCCATTGTCTTTTGAATCTCGGCGCGAGCCTTGGCTTTCTGAAGCGCGAGTTGAGTAATACCCTGCTGTTTGCGTTGTTCTGTGCGCTGGGCGTGACTGACAGATGCCTTGCCGATAGAGATGTCTGCGAGCTTCTGCTTGGTGTCGATGTCGATACCAGACTTGGCAGCGAGGTATTGGAGTTTGATGTCTTCTTCGGACATTCCTTGGCCTTGACCCTGCTGTTGGCTCTGGAGCATTTCTTGGTAAACGGCGTTGATCTCGTCGCCCATCTTTCCAGCTTGTCCCATGCCTTCCATAAATTGCTTGAGGAAGTCTTGTTTGGATTGGTCTTTTGCGATGAACTCCACATGGGCCATGATGTGTCCACCCTTGAACTGGATGGAGCGAACAGCTTTTGCGAGTTCCGTAATTTCTGCCGCGCCAGCTTGGATGGCCTGCATATTCGTTTGAATCTGCAACATGAGGTCTTGGAAGTGACCTTGAGCGTGTTCGATGTGTGGATCGGTTGGCAAGACTGGGAAGTTCGCTGGGTTGACGAATACATCCGTCATGCCTGCGTTCTCGAAACCAATGATACGAGCAGTATCATCAATCTTGCTCATCTTCATATTGCGATACCTAGCTACATTGTCCCGCCCCGCCAAAGCTGCGATGGCGTCTTTAACGGCATTCTCTTGTCCTTCGTTGGCTGGAGTGATCGAAGTAAGTTGAACAAGTTTCTCCGCTGTAATGAGCTTGAAGCTAGGGCTTCCTGCTCCGTTGATGAGGTTGCTTCGGATGCTTGTGATGTTCTTCCAAGCGGCAGCTTCTTTAGGAGTTCCAAGTTCCTCAAGAATTTCGTAGAATTTTTTGACATACTCGTATCCCTCGTCATTGCGAGTTGAGGATACAAATCGGCGATATAGCTCACGGAAGTATAGAGTTTCGCACTCATTGAAACGCCTGATTTGAGTTCCAGAAAGTTTTGCCGATTCCGCCGCATCGAGTTCCGCTTCGCCTTTGGTGCGTTGCGCTCCTCCTGCTGTTGGTGCATTGATGCGATACTGGCCTAGTCCTCGATAGAGATCGCCCATGTAGAACTGCATGAATTGCATTCCCTCGGCGACTGGCATCTGGAACCTGTTCTGTGTGAACTTAGCCCCATCTGGCATAACGCTGATCGGCAACCATTCCATCTGCTTGAGCATCTTGGTTGAGTCTGGCGACCCGCCATCCAACAGAAGCATTGAGTTAAGACGAACGGCATCAACAAGCCCGTTCATCGTGAAGTCATACTGACGGCAGGCTACGAACGCCGCTTCCGCTTGGGACTTGATGTCGTGGAATAATCCGCTACCCACCGAGTCGGTGAGCATATAAATGATTTCGTCCCACTTGTCGAAAAGCCCGACATTAAGTTGGAGGAAACCATGTTGGTCACGGACAATTGCTTCGCTGACTTTTTCGCTCCCTTTGACATACTGGTTGATGTATTGGCTGATCGGGTTGTAGTCTTGGAGGATGACTGCTTTCGAGATTTTGCCGTCGAATTCCCTCCAGTAGATTTCGTAGAGGTCGATCTTTTGGTTGACCGAGAGTGACCAGTTGAATCCGCTTTCCGAGATTGTGCGGAAGAAGTCTTCCCTTGTTTTGTTGTGTTCTGAAAAAGCCTTGTGGAATCTAATGGCGTCCACAACTGCATCGACATTCCACCCAAGGTCTTCGGCGGCAGATCGGTTTTCGATGATCTTGTAGAGTTGATACGGGGTGAGTCGAACTCGCCGCACAAATTCTTCCAGATTCGAGAAATCAACCTTGATGTCATCAGGGAACAAGAGGTCAGAAAGCGGTATGTATTCTGGCATCCAGCCAAGAGGGCTGTGCCACATCCCGATGCCTTTTCCGTAGAGCAGCATCGACTCAAGTTCTTGTTCTTTGTTGTAGAGATACCCCGGCCATTCGCGGATCGCTTTGTCGAACGCGAGCGTAATGTTTTCTGTGTGGACGAGTCTTTCTTTTTCATTGCCATATTTTGTTTCGATTGATGCACAAGCCTGACGCTCTGTAATTACATCGTAGTAACTGGACTTCTGGTTGTTGACGATGAACTCCATCTGCCCCCAGTTCACATCGGCCTGCCAAGGTAACTTCTTCTCTGCTATCTTACTATAGCCAGTAGGCGGGAATCGCTTATAGCTTTTGTATACCCGAATGCGTTTATTCTCGCGGCCAGAATTTGACAGAGAGAGATTGTTTGCGATATTCCAAGCGTGGTTCGATGATGAAATCCTAGTATCTGGGACTTCTCCATCTGGGCCGAGAGTTAAAAGTGAAAAGTTGTCTGATCCGACTGAGATAGGCATAATGAGTTATCGTTAACGATAGAGTTATTTGTTGAACATTCTGTTTAACGCTTGTCGGCGTTGTCTGCAACTAGAGCATCCTTTGGCTTTTTGTTCAAGTCTTGTTCCTGCTATCCTGTCAACTACTCTTGCTACTCCATGAATAGCTTGTGCAACATGATCTCCTGCTCCCATCCAACACCTTTCCGCTGGTTGGCGTTCGCAGATTTGAGTTTCGATAACATCAGCAAGATCGACTGGCGCAGTAACTCCGTTTGATCTCATGTCTTTGTTAACATTCTCGATCAGGCGAGACAATGATTCTCCGTAAACAGTCGCTGGGAAATCTAGGTTATTACGAGTGATTACATACTTGTAATACCACCCACCTACAGGAGCGCGTCGAGGTTCTTTAAGTTTCATCTTGCCTTGAGCGTGAAGATGAGGTTTCATCCTTCCCATGTCAAGAAAAATTGTTTCTCAAAATGGCATTCGGAAATATGGGATGGTCTTCCCAGAAAACATGAACCCGCTTGAGATAGAGCTTTATTGCTACGCTTTAACCCGTGGTGATTATGGAAAGACAATGCGAGTTAAGAAGAACATGGAGCTTTCTGACTACAAACTTTTGTCGCCATTTGAACACTTTATCATAGCTGTCCAGTATATGTGGCCGACTGATGTTGTGATCAAGAATCGTGGTTATACCAATACCCAACTTCTTCGGACTCTTGAGGAGTTGTGTAACAATGACGATGTGTGTCTCGCAGGCGCGGCCTCAATGGGTAAATCATTTCCTGTCGGTCTGTGGATTTATCTGGATTGGTGTGCTGCCCCGCATTGCACATCCTCTTGGGTAGCCACTACAACCTTGGGAGCTTCGGAAGATCGTATCTGGGGTATTATTTCTAAACTTTGGAAGTGTGCATCCAATAAGATTGGGAACCTCGTTGACTATCGCCACATGATTGTATGGGGTGGCGCGTCTGGAGATGATGAGAAGGACTACCGCAATGCTATCAAGGCTATTGCATTCCCTCCCGGCTCCGAGGGACAGAAGGCTATTGATACCACCCGTGGCCGTAAGAACGATAGGATTCGCGTAGCCTTGGACGAGTTACCCGAAATGGAGATGGGTGCGATTAACATTAGGCAGAACCTTTCTTCCAACGATGACAAGGTTTTCATTGGTATCGGAAACCCGTCCGCTGGCGACAATCCCCACACCCGTTGGGCTATGCCTAAAGGTCACACTAGCTTCGATGCGGTGAGTGCTGATATGGAGAAGTGGGAGACCGAAACAGGCGTATGCTTGTTCTACAATGGCATGAAGTCGCCAAACTTCCAAGCTCCTTCCGATGAGCCGTCTCCATTCCCGTTCCTAATGGATCGCAAGAAGCAGGCTGACATTCTTAAAATGTCCTATGGAGATGAGAACTCTGTTGACTATGTGCGTAATGCTATTGGATGGTGGCCTAAATCTGGCTTCGCCCAAACAATCCTAACCGCCGATGTCATTCGGAATGCTGATACCTATTCAGAACCTATCTGGGATCACAATGACCTCATCAAGATTGCTGGCTTCGATACTGCTTTCACGGCTGGTG